CCGAAACTAAGAAAGAGGGGCCGAAGCGGAAAGGCTTTAGTCGGGTAGAATAGTGGCCCCGTTCACTGACAAACCTGACTATGAAGGTGCTGCCAAAGAAGCATTGGAGTGGGAAGAACGCCAGAAGTACAAGGGTTTCCGAGCACCCGCAGGAATGTCCTCTGACCAAGAGGGTCGATGGAAAGCTTCCATTGATGAGCAAACCGCGCCAACGATTCCTGAACCCAAAGTGGGAGGAGCGTCTTTTGGTGATCCAACCGGAATCGTCACTAAATTATCCTCATCCCCAGAGGCTTCCCGCACTTTGTTAGAAACAGGCTCAATGCTTCCTGTCGGCCAAGTAATTCAGGCAGGTGCAGACGCTGGCGTAGCAGGAATGGACCTCTCTAAGGGTGACTATCTTGGGGCTGGGATTTCTGCTGCTGCAATCGTTACTCCTTTTACCGCTACCGTTTTGAAGAAAATGGTTGGGACAATGAGACCATCAGCAGCAAAGGAGGTTGCACAGTCTATCTTGGCTGCGGAGACTGCTGGGGTGAAACCAGACCAGCCTGCAACCCAGACTCTCGCAGCGCGAGAATGGGCGGAGAAGGGCACTGATTCTCCCTTCTTCCGTACCTGGTCAGAAGACCTTCCCGTTTTAGAGCCCAGAAATGTGAGACGAACTCTCGTGCGCTCGAAAAAGGGTCCATGGGGAGGGCCTGACCTATTGCAGGATGACCTTCAAGATTCGATGGAACATTGGTGGGGGGGATCTGGAAGCGGGCGTCATCCTACCCGGCTTGATGAAATTGCTGCCCAACCAACTGTTTGGCGGCTCCATCATCATGCATCTCGTGGGTTCGAGGGGGATGCAATTAACCTTCGAGCAAGTGCCGATTTAGGCTTTCACATGGGAACAAAGACTGCTGCGGCAGACCGTGCCCTCGCAAAAGGACACCCTTCATCTGGAGATGCTTCCCCGCCTCCACCAACTCTGGAATTCTTCTTCAAGGCTAAGAAGCTCGTGCCTCTTTTAGATGGTTGGGATCCCGAAGAAATAGCAGATGAGGCGCTTGAACATGCTCTTCGTATGGGGGATCTAAAAGCAGCTAAGGTTTTAGAGGATCTATCTGAAAGCCCGGCTCTTAGGCCTCATATAAGGGGAAACCTCGAAGAAGATAGATATGCTGTTATTCGACGTACACTACGCCAACTTGGATATGATGGCGCTGTATATGTGAACACCGTTGAGGCTCCTGGCTCATTGTCTTTTATCTCTTTCAGTCGGCTTAATGTAAAAGCGGCAGCACCCTCTAAGGAGCTTGGTCCAGTTCGTGGGACATTCGATCCCGCAGACCCGCGACTTGCCCATGGTGTTGGTGTACCAGCCGGGATAGCGATGAGAGAAAAGGCCCGAGAGGAAGAGGGCGAGTAGTGGCACAACCCAACGCACAACAAATGCTCACGTTCCTACGGAATCCGAGCAAATCTTTGCCTGCATTTGGGCAGGTGCATGACCAAAAGACCAGCAAATTTGTAAAGTACGACCCAAATCGCATCACGCATACGATGCAGACGGAAGTTCTCGACTACCTGAGCAACACGCCCAGGACTTCTGTGGGCCAAACGAAGTTTCTCACCATCCTGACTGCTCGTCAGATGGGAAAGTCTCTCTCGGTTGAGTACGGATGCTATCCGAAAGCAGCCTATTCCCCCGGATGGGACCACGTCTGCATTGCTGACAACTCAGATCGGGCTGAATATCTCCACAAACGTGTCCACCATCTCCACGGAAAGTGGCCCCAGGACATCAAATCTCCCACAGTCCACTCCAGAGAGAGCAGACAACTGACTTTCAAGCCCGACATGGGCGGAAAGATGCGTATTTTGAGCGCAGAAGCGGGTGCTGTGGGTATTGGACAGTCTCCTGACTCCTTTCATGCATCAGAATGCGCCTTCTGGGCTGACTTTTCAGGCTCTATGTTCCTCATTTGGCCTTCCTTGGCCAATCGGGATGATGCATTGGTTGTTTTTGAGTGTACTCCATGGGAAGCACGCTCAGATTGGCACGAACACTGCCTTACAGCCAAGTCCGGGGAGGGCAGGCACCTCTATAAGTTCTTCCCCTTCTGGGATGGGAAGCTAAATCGGCGTCCATGGGACAAAACATGGTCTATCCAGAACGAAGAGGTCAATTTACTCAATAAATACGGGCATTTGGGCCTAACTAAAGAGAATTTAGCGTTTCGACGCTTCATGTTGGGAACAGACCAGTTTTTGCGCCGAAAACCTGAACTCTTCAACGTTTTCTACCCATTTGACGACATAGAGTGCTGGATCATGGCTGCAAACGCAGCAATCCCCTCTCATGCGCTCGAAAGGCACCAAAAAGCGGAACTTCAAGAGTGGCGAGGGCCATATATGGAGTATGAGCGCCCAGAACCGGGTGCATACTACGTTATCGGGGCAGATCCCTGTGGTCATGCCGCCCGAGATCATGCTTCCTTCCAAGTTTTGAAGTGCTACGAGGGGGAGTGGACACAGGTAGCTTGCTATGCAGAGCACTCCGATCCATTGGAATTTACGAAGAAATTGGTCGAGACGGGTCTTCGGTACAACCGGGCAAGCATCGTAGTGGAATCTAATGGTGTTGGGCAGGGTGTCCTCTCCCTTCTGCGGGATTGGAGCTACCCAAATCTATTCTATGAAGCTCGACGAAAGCCTGGGTTTACCAGTACCTCTAAATCTGTGGATGAAGCCTTGGGCTGGCTCATTGATGGCCTCTTGGATGAACTACATTTCAAGGACAAGAACACCATCGAGCAGTTGATGTCCTACAAGAATGACAAGCGGGTAGAGGAAGGGGCCAACCAGGAGTTGGTTCGAGGCCAACCCAATAAGAGGCGTCGGGACCGGCACCACTGGGATAAGGTCTCAGCACTCATCATGGCCATTGTAGGCGCTCGTTGGGCACCGCGTCGAACACGTCCATCGAGTGGAAGCCCAAAAGATAACGTTATTGATTTCCGTCCGATGACGTATGATGAGCGAGTCCAACATCATAAGGACATCGATAAGAGTAAGAACAAGCGCCGGAAAAAATACTGGCTTTAGAAAGTGTTACACTTATTTCCAAATTGAAGGGGAAATTCTCATGTCGAACGAAGAGAAGAAAGAAAAGAAAGAAGAAGCGTCCAAGACTGAAAGCCCTTTTATGGCCCATGCCAAGGAGCAGCGAGCAAAGCTTGGGAAGCGTGTCAATAAGCCTTTTGGTGCTGACCTGAAGGGTGCCGCGAGGGAAGCCATTGAGGACGACAAGAAGAAGAAGAAAAAGATAAAAGAAGGTCTACCTTCTCCATCTGAGTGGGCGTCCAAGGAGAAGGAGAAGAAGGCAGGGGCTCAGGACTGATGGCCCTCGACAAGAAGAAACTCAAAGCGATCATCAACGCCCACGTCTCAAAAGCTCAGAAGGAGCACGCAACTTGGGACAAATGGCGTGCATGGTATCGGTCTGAGTTCTGGGGGGAACTCCAGAATGAAGATAGTGATAGTCTTCTTGTCGAAAACAACTACCTCTATGCTTTCACTGACACGATGGTGGCGAGTGTTACTCCCCCCACACCTCGGGTTACCTGTGTCCCCCGAAAAAAGGATGAAGAGACTGCGCTGGCTGCCCAGTACAGGGAAGCTCTCATCAATGATGTTCTCTACCGTTGTGATGCCCATGAGATTCTGTGGCAGATGTCCACCTTTTCTTCTGTGTATGGACGCTCGATCATAAAGGGTGTTTGGAACTTCTCAAAGAATCGACCTGACTTCCTCGTTATCGACCCTCGATACTTCTTCTTCGACCTTAGCGTTCGGCGTTGGGACGACATTCGCTATGCAATCGAGGTCACGACGCTGACCAAAGCGGAGTTCTTTGCTCGGGTAAAAGGGAAGAGCAACACTATTCAATATGATAAAGCAATCGCGGATAAGGTCCGGTTTGGGTCTTTCCCCAAGTGGTTGTCAGACAAGGAAGACACTTCCGTCAAATTGAGTGAGGAAGTCAAGAAAGTCTTCGAGTGGGTAGTTATCTATGAGGTCTACGACTTCACGCGAGACCGTTACTACCACATGATTGAAGATAGCGAAGAACCGCTGTTTGAAGGCGACCTTCCCTATACATTCGTTCGGAATCCTTTTGATTGTCTAATGTTCAACGACAATCTTGCTGACATTGGTGGTATGGCTGATAGCCAGTTGGTTGAACGGCAGCAGCGGCGACTGAATGAATTAGACACGTTGGAACTTCGCCATGCACAGGCTTCCGTTCCCGTCACAATCATCAATGAAGCTCTCTGTGACAACCCAGAAGACTTTGTAGACCAAGTTGCTACTGCTACAAGTCCTGGAGACGTTGTTCGTCTTATGGGCAAGAACGCTGCACCTGTAGGAGACATTCTTGGGACGACGCCAACGGCTTCGCTTGTACCTGAATTTAGTAGCATTCGAACTCGCATCGAGAGCACGATCCAGTTTGTACTGGGCATACCTGACTATGCTCGTGGCGTGGCCGGGTCATCAGAGGTAGCAACTGAACTTGCGCTTCTGGATTCGGCAATGCGGACCCGCTTGGGCCGTCGAACGAAGCTTATCAATGGAATCCTCCAGCACATGGCTCGCACGATTGTGGGTCTCTACGAAGAATTCCTGAATTCATTCGAGGAAATTCCTGTTCGAGTATCTGGGCAAAAAGAAGCGGTGACGGTTGCTCGAAAGCACCTCTCAGCACGCGACCCAGGTAAAGCCGACCAGATGAAGGCTCGTGGCGAGAACATCGAAGAGCCCCTTGATATTGACTACGAGGTTGTTCCCTACAGCCCCACAGAAAACTCTAAGGCTGCGCAGACCAAGAAGCTCACTCAGTTCATGGACTTGTTCCTCCAATCTCCGCATATTGACCAGCGGCGTTTGATGGTTCACCTTTTGGAGCTTTTGGATATTGGAAAAGATGTCCTTGTTTCCGAAGAAGTGGTCCAGGCGCAGCAGGCACAGCAAGCACAGATGCAAGAACTGGAAGGGAAGGCAGCAGAAGCGGGTGGCAAGGCTGCGGAAGAGATTCCAGGAACAGAAGACGCTCTCGCAAACGGGGGAGGGGCACCGGGTGGTCCATCGCCAATTCCCCCAGAAGCAGTTTACGGAATGGCGGGAGGCGCAGGCGTCCCCGCTCCTGAAGGAGAAGCCTAATGGCCAATGGATATGATCGGCAAGAAGCTGCACGCGCAGCCCTAAATGCTGAGTCTGCAGAGAAGTCTGCGATGGGCTCGCTACAGGTTGAACCGTGGGAAAAGGTGCCAGACGCCTTTCCCCCCTTGGAGCCAGCAGCCGTACCTCCCGAAGCTCAAGGGGCGCAGGATCAAATGAAGACGATGGGTGAGGCCCAAGAGTTGAAGCCATCAGATGTTGAGGCGGACTACGTCCCCCAACCGGGCATCACTCCTGAACCCGAAGAAGATGATATTGAGCGGCAGTATTTCCGCCGAAACATGCAACCATTTGCCGACACAGCACTCTCTCAGATGTCTACGGATGAGCTTATGCAGGGGAGGGGACGTCTTGCTCTTACAATGGCAGCCGCAGGATCGGGCACAGATCCTATCGATGCTACTCAGGAAAAAGCAAACAACGCACTTCTTGAGCGTATTGACCAAGAGCTTAGGATGCGCGGGCGGGCTTTCTAATGGCTCTCTTCCAAAAACAAGCTGACATCAAAGCTCTGAAGCAGTATTCGCAGGAGCAACAAGCACTCCCTGTGGACCAGCGAGCCGCTACACCCACCTCATGGCGCAGCGCTGCCGCACCCGTCACAGGACAGGGCGTTTATGAGTATGCATCTCCAGAGCATCGAAAGGCTGAAAGGAGGATAGGGAAGGAAATGGCCCAACAAGAGATTGAAGCCATCGGAGATCCCCAAGAGCCGGGAGATATCGACCAAAGAAACCGTAGGGCTCGGAACCAAGCGCTCGTACAGCGGGCTCGTTCAGAACCCAATAAGAAGACCCAAAACCATAAGAAGACCCAAAAGCAAGCCGCGGGGTGGGATGCACTAAGCAATATTGACACCTCTCCCCGAGAACTGATCGTTAAACCCCCAACGCAGTGAGAAAAGATGCCTTGGTATGACTTGGATTGCCCAAAGTGTGGGATCTTGAATGATGAGCCACGTTCTGTGGAAAAACGTAAAATTTGTCCGGAGTGTGGTGGTCCTTGCTCTGTTCTTCTTGCTCCCACTCGCACTATTGGGATTGTCTTTAGCAACGCTCAGCGCAGCAATCAGTTGGGCGTTACTTGGAATACCAATAAAGAGAAGCGTGATTGGATGAAAGCGCACCCCAATGTAGTAGAAATGCAGAAGGGGGACACAAACGAACAGAGGTTCAATCATCAAATGAAACAAGACATGCACGATTCCCTAAAGAAGCAGGGGCTCACAATGTCTGAGTATAAAGAGGGGTGTCGAGAGGGTAAGCGAGCAGAATCGCTGAAGAAAGGCGCAGCAGAAAAGAAAATTGCGTTGACATGAACCTACCTAAATAGGTAAAAAAGATTAGGAATTCTCTAAATGCCTGAAGCTCTTGACTACGAAAAAATGCCACTCGAAGAGATTTTGTCTCTTATTGAGCAAAAAACGATAAATTTGGGACCGGTTGTGAGCACAGAAGTTCCTGAACAAATTGGGCAGGAAGTTCCAGAGCAGGCGGAAGAAGATGTTATCACTGGAAGAACAGCTTCCGACATGCGCCTCCAAGCGGCTCGAAGCGCGTTGTCAAATCAAAGGTCTTCTCAGGAGAATCTCTAATGCCTGGAACTGATGTTGAATACATGGGAAACCCCAACACGGATCGTGCGGTCGCTCTTATCGATTCGGCGGTTCAGCAGGGCCAAGGCGGAGCACAAATCCTTGAAATGTTGAACATGGAAGGTCTTCGAGTCTATCCGACATCAGACCCTGGGCAGGAAGATGGTCCCCCAACAGAGGGTATTCCCATAGAAGATATGGAACAACCTCCCTTGGGAGGTGACGAATTGCCTCCCCCAGAAATGGCAGGTCCCCCTCCAGAAGAGATGATGGGATCTCTGGAGCCACAGGGTAGTGGAGATGGTGGAATGCGCGAGATGCGCCTCGCTGCCGTTCGTTTCGCCATGGACAAAGATAAGAAAGGCAAATCTTCCAAGAAAGATTCGGAGAAATAGATGTCTGAAGTTTCGACCAGCCCCGAAGTAGCTCCAGAAGCCACATCGGTGGAGTCAACCTCCCCGTCAGAGGCAGTGACGGAAACCACACCAACCCAGGAGACCAGTGGGGATTCAACCAACGTAAGCAGTAGTGATACGTCTCCCGTCGAGACACCGCAATCGCCCCCTTCAGCTTTCGAGCCAAGCAGTTGGGATGGGAACATTGATAATCTCCCATCTGAATTGCAGGATCCTGTGCGTCATCTGCACAAGAACCTCGAAAGTGGCTACACAAAGAAGTTCCAAGACCTCTCGTCACAGAGAAAAACGTTCGAAGATGCACGTGATTCCTGGACGCAAGAGCGCGATGCGTGGAGCACTCAGAAAACAGATTTAGAGAGCGAACGTGATTTGCTCCGACGTTTGGTTTCTGGGGCAGAAGATCCACGTATTGCAGAGTTCTCTCAGAAGAACGAGAAACTTCAAGGCACAATGGATGCCCTCAAGAAGGAGTACGAGGACTATCAACGCCTTGTACAAGAGGACATCGATTCCCAAGCAGCCGCCTTTGCCGACAAGTTCGCAGAGGAACATAAAGAGTTGTTTGAGGACGAGGTAAAACGCGAGGCTTTTGCTAAGCTCCTCGATGCTGAATGGGATCCAGAACTTGCGGTTAAGCTTGTCGGACAAGACGATAGAGTGATTGGAGAGGCTTTTCAGCTTCGAGAATCAGGGACTCCACAGAAGGTGGCTATTGAGCACGTTCTGCTGAAGCGGGGAGGTTCTGATAAAGAACGTGTCCCACGTCCTGGTGCGCAGATCACTGCTGGTGCGGAAAGTGCGAATAACCCTGCAAGTTCAAAGGGACACCACGATTTTGGCACCTCTTCCGCTGACGCCCGATTAGGGGCGGCCAGGGCTGCGGTGAACTGGGCCAAGCAAATTGGCTAAAACAGGTAGCTTTAGGAGTTTTCCATGCCTACCAGTGCTGATGTACTAAACTTTGCAACAAAGAAGCTCATGCCCAAGTGGACTGAGCAATTCTATCAATACCACCCAGTCCTTGATAAGGTCGTTACACGCGGCAATATCGAGAAGGCGCATACAGGCGCTCCATATTTGGAGTTCCCGGTTGTGACCAATGGTCCTGGTGCTGTCACCCGTATCGAAACCGGCTCTGAGGTTTATTCCTCGACTCGTCGGACCATCGGTACTCGTGGTCGACTGTACTGCCCCCGAATGATTTATTCCTACATCATTCCAGGTAAGGATCTGGCGGAAGCGTCTGGTGAAACCGCTGTGGCTCGTTTGCTGAAGGTCTATCCGGAAGCAGCGATCATGGAGTTCCACGAGATGATCGTCAACCAGTTCGTTAATGGAAATGGTTCCAGCGACAACGTCCAGGGTTTCGTCACTCTTAATGGTGACACGACCTATGACACTGGTAGTGGTCTTACCGAAACTGGTGTCCTTGGCTATCAAGCCTTTGGCTCTCAGACTGGAACCGTGTTCAACTTGGACAAGGCTTCCGTTACGGGTTGGTCAAACCAGTATCGTACTTGCGAAGCAACTGGCTTCGAGACTGAAGGTCTTGGTCGCCGCATGATGCGGGAAGTGTATTGGGAAACCTCGCTCCAAGGTAAGGCAGGTGGTCCTTGTGACCTCATGTTGGGCGACATTGTGTCATACAACAACTACTACGACGACTTGGATGAGCAAGTTCGATTCGCAACGTCCTTTAAGGGCGAAAAGGGTCGACCGGTTCGTCAGGGTCTGATGTTCCAGGAAGCTGAGTTCTTTGTTGAGCCTCAGTTGGATACCACCCTATCTGTGTTCGCCACAACGGACTCGGGCACTGGTACGACGTCAACCTTCCACCCCGGTGGCGGTCGAGGTCTGATCTACTTCCTGAAGACGGATACGTGGCATCTGTACACGCAAGGCGAGAACTCGGGCATGGAAACGAAGGGTGATTTCGCCACTCGTGGACCGACGAAGGTTCCTGGGCAGGATGCTTGGGAATGGGAAATTGTTATGGCTATGCAGCTCTATTGTGACCGACTCAACGCCAATGGTGTTGTCACCGGCACAGCAACCCGCACCTAATCCACTGATTTAAGGAGACAAAAATGTCTGCAACAAGAACTATGGGCATCAGTGTTACTGATGTTGACACTGAAGCAAAAGTACCGCTCGGTTTTGAGTATACTGAACCCGCCAGCCCTACAGATGATCGCGGTGAAAAGACTTGGGTTTATGTCCTCGCGGACGAGGCCCTTGTTATCGGAGATGTCGTTGAAGTTAATGGTGACTTTGCGGCTCCGTACCATGCCATCCAAGGCAACGAAGACACACCCCAAAAGCGGCTTTTGGGGGTAGCGGGACACGCTATCGCCATCAGCTCTTATGGGTTTGTCCAGAAGAGTGGCTATGCTCCCTACATCAAGGGCGATGGTAGTGTTGCGGCTGGAGATGCGCTTGTCGCGCATACTCTCGGCTGTGCCGATACCCTCGATACCGACCAGGGAGACATGGTCTTCGGGTATGCGCTCGCTGCTGATGCAACGGACGCTGATGTCGAAGCAATTGTTGGCCACTCTGTTCCGGTGTTTGCCGGTATGATCAAGTGTGGTGTCTGATAGATGAATAAGGGTGAAATCCGCACCCGAATCCTTGAACAGGTGGACTGGCAACCTGACCAGTCCACCTCGTTCACAAGGAAAGTTGATAATCTTATCAACAGGGCCTACGAGCAAATTTCGCTTGAGGCCCCCTTCCTGTTTTTTGAAGACGAATGCCATATCGCTACGCAGGCAGACGCAAAAAACGGGTCGCACACCAGTGATCTGCTCAACGTAAATACAACAGACCACTACGTTTTAGAGCGAACACTACCATTGGGTACAACCCCTGCTTCTCTCCCCACAGGATGGACGGCCTGGACTTACTCCTATGAGAGCAAGTCTGGAGAAACCGGCACAGATTTAGGCACCTGGGATGGTCGGATGATCGAATTGGAGTTGTCAGACGGGACGGTTCACCGACGACAAATCCGAGAAATTTGGGATGAGCAAAAGCAAGACACCACCTGGGTAGAGCGAATCACTATTGACCGACACTGGCCCAATCGCACTGATACGGGCATGAAGTATCGAATTTACACTCCCCAGTATGAGCTTCCAGGGGATGTCATTGAACTTCGGTCTGCACGAATCTACGGTGACACTCACTATGATTTGAGAGTTCAAACACAGACCGACATGGAACGTTTTGACTATGTCGATTATCGCGGTGAGCAAGCCGGACGACCTGTTTCCATCTTTCGTGGCAAGCACTTCCAAGTTGATGCACCACAGATGAAGCCTTCCGCCCAACTACAGGGTGGTGGATCTTGGGTGGGGCCGGATCCCGCTGGTGAGTTTGAATACTGTTTCACCTACGTGTGGGGTCTTCGAGATGAAAATCTGACTCGGAATCCCGGAGCAATGGGCTCCCGAGATGATGTAAGTACACTTAAAGAGCCTAAGTGGGAAAGCTCCCCCTCTCCCACGTCAGCCCCAATCAACAATCAGAGAGGTATAACTGGGGCGGAGGCGGTCCAACTCACTCTCCCCAATGTTGACCATCTGACAAACTTCTACAACGAAGTTGATGGTTCTGGGAACATTGTTGCTCCTATTCGACGAACACGCTCTGGGCTTAGGAAACGTATCTATGTAAGACGCGCTTCAAGTGGGACAATCGCGAGTGCGCTCGGAGCGTCGTCAAAGGTTGATGAGTTTGATAGTAACCGTACATCGTTTGACCGTGACTCAGCAAATAGTGTTGTCGTCCCCACAGGAAGGGTGTTCTACCTCCTGGCAGAGGTAGAAGGGCACACTGAGACGTACACACACGATGGGAAAGACATCCCGGACTACTACACCCGGCTGAAGAACACTCATGGTTACCAGACCATTCGTTTTCATCCAATGCCCGATGCTCGATATGTTGTTGACTGTCGGACTCTCCGTCGCCCCCAACTCTTGGACCATGACCAGGACGCTCCCCGGATCCCAGAAGAGGCGTGTGAAGCTCTTATCCAAAAGACGCTTTCTCTCTTTTATGAGATTCAAGGGAATGCTGAACTCTCAAGCCTTGCTGTGTCCAAGTATACAAGCCAATTAACTACCCTGACTAAGCGGTATGGGATGATTCCAAGACACCGGCCTCGAAAGAAGTTTGCCCGTGTCATGCGTCCTTATCGAGAAGTCAGGGTTCGATATAAGGAGTAAGAATGTCTACAGTGCTTTACCCACCCCCTGACCCTTCTGCCGTTTACTGGAAGAAGCAAAAAGACAATGGGGAATATGAGTTTGCTTCTATTCAGGCAATGAAGAAGGATGGGCATGGGAACTGGCGCGCGCTTTTCCTCATCCCTGGGCAGGCCCCCTTTTATATCAATCAGTACAGCAATGAGTTGGGCCAATGGGAGCCCGTCTTCGCGCTCACTGAGGATAACCTGGAACTTGTTGTCGAACGTGTCGCGCAGCGGGTTGCGGCTCTTCTTCAGGAGCAGGGAAAGGACCATGGGGAGATTGTGTCTGCTGCAATGGAGGTTGTCGAGGCTAAGTCTGTTGAAGACGCCATCGAGACCGCAATGAAAAGCACTTCTTTAGAAGAGGGAATGGAAGGAGATGACCCAGACCACTTCATCACAGAGAACTTCAAGAAAGAAAAGAAGAAGTTCGTTTGCGGTGTTTGCGAGAAGAAGTACGCCTATGAGAAGTCGCTTCGGAAACACTTAGTGAAAGAGCACAACCTTCTTGCTGACTCCATTTCTAAGAATCTTAGCTCTTAGGTGGGCCAGAAATGGCTGACGAAAGAAGCCGGTTTAGCACTGAAGTCCTGACGCTCCGTTCAGAGTCAGGAAAGATTATTGAGGCTTCGTCAATTGCTTCAAAAATCGAAAATATGGAGCCAACTCCCGAGGGTACGCTTCGAAGCGTACAAAACCCCGGAGATGTGATTCCTGTTGGAAGCTTTGGTTCAACCAGCCTGTATAAACCAGCGAATGTCAACCGAATGGGGGGAGTCTTCCACGCCCGCCTAAAGGGTCGGGACATTCTTCTGATGCACCATCGGAAGAAGCTTGCGGAGATTCGGTTCAATAGCCCCCGTTCTTCTGCTGATGACTCTCAGTACACTCTTCTGAACCAAGAAGATGGAGACCTAAACGCAGTCGGAGAAGGAGAGCCCCAATTTCCTACTCAGTTCGAGCTTACCGACAAAGGGATTGTGTTTGTACCTCAAGACTACCAACGTGCTTGGTTCTATGACGGCCAGATTATTGGGAAGCTTGGGTACGATACTGCCCCCTCACCCCCTATTGGGCTGGGTCCCGAAACTGGGGTGATACCCAAAGTACGGCACTCGCAGGGGGAGCCCGTAGAAGACGGAGACTACCACTCGGTGGTGAAGGCCGCTAATTCCAGTGGGTATATCTTAGATGGGGCCTCAAGTGGGTACAGAGAGGCGCAAAACCATCTCCATGAATCCTTTGGAAAAGGGCGTTTAGGCACCTTGTCTGATGCGGGGGGTATTAGCGAGGAAGGGAAGCAAAATCCCCTTCTTCTCAAGGGAAGCTATCAGGCTTCAGTTCAGTTTGTAGACTATTGGGGAAACCTCTCTCCTCTTTCTCCCCGTTCCAATGAAGTGGTGATTGAGACGCAGACAGATCCTTGGTGGCATATCCAAGCACGAGAGGCAGAAGACCCGCCCCATCAACCGTATAAACATGACAAGAGAAATGTAGAAGGAGACGATCTGCTCAAACACATTTTTTGGGCACACATCCCTATTGGCCCAAAAGGGACAATTGGACGACGTCTCTACCGAACAAAAGACACAGTGAACTCTGGAACTGCAAAGCTGTTTTTTGTTCCCGCCAACGTTGGCTATGGGCAGGTCAGCGCCTTCGCTACCATCCCAGATGGAATCACTGAAGTTTGGCCAGATAATGTTCCAGATGGCTTCTTGACTGCGGAAGCACAGAAAGCAATCCCAGTTCCGGGATTTAAGCTGTGTAGG